AGGAGGTGCTGTTATGACCGAACTTGAAGAAAAAAAGATATGGGATTTACGCTCCAAGGGTAAAGGCTATAAAGCAATCGCAATTGAGCTTAATCTTCCTACCGGAACCATAAAATCATATTGTACCCGAAATAAGGTCGGCAGTGGCAAATGCAGATATTGTGGTGAACCTATCGTTCAAACACCAGGCAGAAAGTCGAAAAAATACTGTTCAGAGGAGTGCAAAACAAAATGGTGGAATCGAAATAGAAAAATAATAAAGCATCGATTTATTAAACCTAAGTTCTGTGAACATTGCGGACAGAGTTTTTTGCCGATTAAACGTCCCTCACAAAAATATTGCAGCCGTGACTGCTACCTTGACCACATAAGAAAGGGTGAAAACGATGTTAGATCTGAATGAGAAGAAAAATGCGTACATTGTTACGATGTCTTTGGCTAAATCTATGCTTGAAAAAGGCATAATAAACGAAGAAGAGTACGACAAAATTGATACAATTATGCTCAAAAAATACGGCTTAAATTCGTGTACTTTATGTTTGTAATTTACTGGATAATAATAGATAACAGAGGTAATATGTGTCATACCAAGGAGGTGATTTTTGATGGAAAGAGTAATTGAACGGGTAGCGTTTGATACATTGAGCATTGCAAGGCTAAAGAAAGTTGCTGCGTATACCAGGGTGTCTTCTGGTAAAGATGCAATGCTTCATTCTTTGGCAGCACAAATCAGTTATTATAACAGTTTCATACAGTCCAACCCCGAATGGTCTTTTGCCGGAATTTATACCGATGAAGCAATCAGCGGTACAAAGGTTAATCGTGAAGGGTTTCAGAGGATGATTGATGACTGCCGAAAAGGAAAAATTGATATGATAGTAACCAAGTCCATATCACGATTTGCTCGCAATACGCTGACCTTATTGCAGACGGTTCGAGAGCTAAAAGAACTCGGTGTTGATGTGTTTTTTGAAGAACAGAACATTCATACAATGAGTGGTGCTGGAGAATTGCTCCTCACCATCCTTGCATCGTTTGCCCAGGAAGAGAGTCTTTCTGTGAGCCAAAACCAAAAATGGAGGGTGAAGCAGAATTTTGAAAAAGGACTGCCCTGGAACTGCACAATGCTCGGCTACAGATGTAAAAATGGTGAATTTGAAATTGAACCAAAAGAAGCTGAAACAGTAAGGTTTATTTTCACTTCTTTCCTTGATGGTATGGGGCTTGAAGCTATAGCCCAAACGCTGAATTTACAAGGAGCAAAAACAAGACATGAGAAACCCTGGGGTAAATCAAGCGTAAGGTGCATTCTTCAAAACCTTTCTTATACCGGAAATTTGATGTTGCAGACAACATACATAGAAAACCACATCACAAAGAAAAAAGTATATAACAATGGTGAAAAGCAGCAATATTATGTTGAAAACAGTCATCCGGCTATTGTCAGCCAGGAAGAATTTGACCTGGTTCAAGCAGAATTAATACGGAGAGCTGACAAGCATTCACCAAAGGGAAGAAAAAAGAACCTTTATACTTTTTCGGGATTGCTTGTTTGTGGCAACTGCGGTGACACCTATAGAAGAAAAGTGACGAGCAAAAGAGTAGTTTATATTTGCAACACTTATAACACCAAAGGAAAAAGCATCTGTGCTTCAAAGGCTATCCCGGAAGAGACGCTGAAAACCTTAACCTTGGATATCCTGGGTATAGATTTTTTCGACGAAGAATACATCAAGGCACAGATTAAGCAAATTAAAATTGAAAATAACTATAAAGTAGTTTTTTTCTTAAAAAACGGAGATGCGGTCACGAAAACCTGGGTCCCTATTTCACGAAAAGACAGTTGGACACCTGAAATGAAAGAAAGAGCAAGACAAGCTGAATTGATGAGAAAAGGAGCACACAGATGAAAGAAAGAATAGTTCAGATAATACCAGCCATAAAAGACCCAAAAACAAGAAGATTATTAGCTGAAAACAAACGAAGAAAGGTTGCAGCTTACGCTCGTGTTTCAACTGACAGCGAGGAACAAAAAACGAGTTATGTTGCCCAAATAGATTATTACACTAACTATATTAATTCCCATGAAGACTGGGATTTCGTAAAAGTATACACCGATGAGGGTATTTCAGGAACGAACATTAAAAAGAGATACGGATTTCAAGAAATGATAGATGATGCTGAAGCAGGCAAAATCGACCTCATTGTAACCAAATCAATTAGTAGATTCGCAAGAAATACCGTTGATACTCTTACAACCGTTAGAACGCTTAAGGAAATCGGTGTTGAGGTGTTTTTTGAAAAAGAAAACATCCATACCCTCGACACAAGCGGTGAACTTCTTATAACAATTATGTCCTCAATTGCACAGGAAGAAAGCAGGTCAATTTCCGAGAATATTACTTGGGGCCAAAGAAAGCGATTCGCCGATGGTAAGGTTACACTTCCGTATAGCCACTTCCTTGGGTTTGAAAAAGGTAATGGTGATTTTCCAATAGTTAACGAAAGCCAGGCAGTAATTGTGAGAAGAATATACAAGGAATTCTTGAATGGAAAAACTCCTTGTATGATAGCAAATATTTTAACCCAAGAAGGGATACCTACACCGGCGGGAAAAACCAAATGGCGTCCTTCCACAATTTCAAGCATTTTGCAGAATGAAAAATACAAAGGTTCGGCAATATTGCAAAAGGAATATACCTTGGATTTCCTTACGAAAAAAATGAAAAAGAATGAAGGCGAAGTTCCGCAGTACTATATTGAACACAGCCACGAAGCTATTGTTTCCCCTGAAATCTTCGAAGCAGTTCAACTGGAATTAAAGAGAAGAAAAGAAATGGGAAAAAGTTACAGTGGTAACAGCATTTTTTCAACTCGCATAGTTTGCGGTGATTGTGGTGGTTACTATGGTTCAAAGGTATGGCACTCTAACAGTAAATACCGAAGAACAATATGGCAATGTAATAATAAATTCAAAAATGGTGAGCATTGCAGCACATCGCACCTGGATGAAGAAGCAATACGTACTGCCTTTATTACAGCTTTTAATAAACTCCTTTCACAGCGTGATGAGCTGCTTGAAAACTGCAGAATTATGCAAGAAGTACTAACCGATACAACTGAAATTGATGAAAAAATCGAGGAGTTGTATTCGGACATAGAAATAATAGAAGAACTTATAAAAAAAGCAATAATAGAAAATACTATGAAGGCGCAAGACCAGGAGGAGTTTTCCCACAAGTATTCTAAACTTGAAACAAGGCATTCCAAAGCCGTAAAAAGCCTTAAATCCCTTGAAGCGGAAAGGCAGCGTAAAGAAGAACAAGCTGAAGCTATAGGCGCATTTATGTTCCAGTTAAAAGAAAACGATGAGCCCCTCACAGATTTTGATGAAAGGCTGTGGTTACATATGATTGACAGGGTTGTAATATATCACGATGAGAAGATGCAGTTTTTCTTCAAAGGAGGAACGGAAGTTACTATATAAAAAATAATAGGCTCGTTGATATTTTCTACCATCGAGCCTTTGTTTTAGAAACAGTTCCCACAAGTTGTATATCCACGAGACAAGATGTCATCGAGGCTACCATTATATTCTTGCTTATTTTTATCCGCCATTTGTTTTACGGACCTACAACCGGGGTAATGAACTTTTTTCGTATTCGTATTAAGAATGTATGAAGCTGAAACATTATGGCTACCGCTATTTGTAGTAGTGGGGGCCTTTGTCGTTGTTTCCTTAGTGGTTGTTTCTTTTTTTGTTGAGGTTTCAGAAGAACCACCTTCAAGATAGCTACTGCCCGTAGCATAGTTTATCACAACTCCGGGCTGAACATTATAACAATAAACATTAAAGCAAATACCATCTCCGCCGTCTTCGACAGAGTATGCTTCCATTTGCACACCACTTGCTACAAGATTGTTACCCTTGAAAATTGGGGTTATTCGATACATAACGTGGTTTCCGGTTTCGTTTATGTAGTCGGCTACCATATTTTCAAAAGGCAGCATACCCTCAATATTCAGATATTTTGTTCCGGTTATAAGATTTCTTCTGTTTGCATTTTCTGCGGAGAGCTGCCAACCAATAAGATGACAGCGGTTATATAAGTATTTACCACTTACACAATCGTATTGAGCTTGAACCCAACCGGACGGTTTTATGCTGCTTATGCTACCTCTTTCTTCACCGGGCCCCGGCATTATTTCTGCACCACAGCAAGCCATCGCAACACCGCATCTTCCATTACTGTCAAGAGATGTATAAGTCTCAAAGGCTTTTGAGGTTATTTCAGACTCGGTGAAATATGGTTTGTTGCCATTTACAGCTATATATGCTTTGCCAGAAAAATTGGGGATGTCCGCAACAGAAACCTTATTTGAACTTAAGTTCTCTTTATTAGCTACGATTGAGGAGGTTGCTGTTTCGGTAGTTGGTTCGGTAGTTGGTTCGGTAGTTGGTTTGGTAGTTGGTTCGGTAGTTGGTTCTTCCGTGGTTGCAACTTCAGAAGTTAGCTCTTCGGTTGTTTGAGCAACAGTGGTGGCTGGCTCTTCTTCTTCGGTTGTAGTAACTGTTGTTTCATCTATTGGAACATCCGTCTCAAGCTGTGGCATAACCATACAGCCACCAACGAATAAAACTATTGATAAAAGAACAGCAACGAGTGTTTTTACCTTCAGTTTTTCTCTCAAGAATTTTCTAACAGGCTTAATCGGCATTGCTATAAGTCCCGCAAGCAAAATCAAAAAGCTACCAAAGGTAAAACCATAGACTAAAACACCTAAAAAACACAATACTGCAAATGCCCACTGCAAGGCAGAAGAAAGGGTGTTACTTATCTTTTTCATTATTAACCATCCTTTCTGACATAGATTTCTTCTGTGATTTTCTTGTGTGATGATCCGGCAAAATCAGTTTTAGATACACGCTTGTATCCATTTGCCTTTAAATCGAAATCAAACTGTATGTCAGAAGGATAATGACGGTTCCAGTTATAAAGGACTATTTCCGTACAGTTTTCAAAGTTGTATCCACCATCTTCGATAAAACAGTAGTCGTCTTTTTCTGCCTTATTAACGTAATCATTATCAATTGTTATGTTACCGCCTTCGGTAAATTGCCTTGATGAATAATCACTCATCCAAAGGCGTGAGTTTGTGGCTAAATTAAGAATTCGTTCACGCAACACTCGGTCTTGGCTCTGTCGGCGGCCATTAAACATCAAGCCGTTCTTGTCATCAATACAAAAAATTAGTTTCATAAAAACACCTCCGAAAGTATTTAATAATAGCCTCTGTCCTATAAAAAGGTCTTGGAATGGCTTTATAGTTCTAATACATACAGATTAACATATTTTATGAAATAAAACAAGCAAATAGCATTGTATTAACGCTATTTACTTGTTTCGGCTTTGTATTTCTTCACAAACGGCATCAAACAGTTTCAGCTTTAGCTCGTAAGATATATTTAGTTTGTTAATGTTTTTTACTACCATATCAAGATGAGCTTTACATATAGCTCGTGAAAGTTTTTCTTTTCCCTCCTCTGATACTGGCAATATAACCTTTATTTTCAATCTTCAAAAGTCTCCTCAACTGCGTCATCAAGTGATACTTCATCTGCTTCTTGATAATCATCACTTGCAGAAGAAAACTCAAAGGTTTCTTGAAGATGTGCCTTTTTGTTGGAGTATAGGTTTGCCCAACGCAATGGATAACGCATCTTTTTATTATAAGCTAAAAGCATAGCCTCGGCATATCCCATAGAGCCGGATGCTCTTTCTTTTGCTGTTCGAGTAATGTCCTTCGCTGAATATATACCAACTTTATCCTTGAAAAGGTCATCTCTCAACTTGTCACCGAAAGCTACAATAAGGCGAGCTATGCCTTTAAGCATATTTGAAGACAAGGAGTACGGTTCACCTTCCCAAGTGCTGACGGTAAGACGAAGGGTACGGTCAAGAACATGAAACCCGAATTTTTCATAAATGTATTCTAATGAAGAAACAGCACAAATAGTATTTATGCCCCTGGTAGCCCCAATAACCAACTGATAGGACTCAACAAGGTCTTTTATTATAAGCTGCATATCGTTGCCCGCTTCAAGGTTTGCCATAAAGATTTCATATGGTACGAGAGGCTTTACGCATTTTTGCTGATTTGCAAAAACATCGGCTTCCATTGTGTAATCCATATCATCGTAAACCATACACCAAACAGGGGTCTCACGGGAGTTTGATACCGCTGCGATTATTTCGATGGTGTGCTGTCCATTGAAAACATAATTTATACCATCACGCCTACTAACTTTTACCGGATTTACTTGATAAATATCAAAACTCTCAACGGTTCTTCTGATATGTGAGGTAGAAAGATTTCTTTGATAATCCTGGTTTGATACAAGATTTTTAATTGGAATAAGTTCAAATTTTACATTGGGAATAAACAAACTCAAGTCAAGAATATCTTCACTCGGTTCGGTATTTTCAAATAAATCTTGGATATTATCTTCCATTGTTTTTACTCCTTTATTTCTGAATACATTGATTGAATAGCACTATTAAGTTCTCTTAATGCTTTTTTTAATCGTGTTTTTGCCAGGGCGCTTACCTTTGTCATATCCGTTGCTGCCTTAGTTCTATTAACAGAACTTATCCACATCGGAATTGTCAGAGTAAGGCTTGAAACCTCTGCATCCGGGTCATATTCTGGCATATTTTTTATCAAGCCAACTGTAGGCATTGTTTTACTCTCAAATCCGGGGGTTTGCAATAATATTTCACGGGGTGCTGAATAGTTTTTATTATTCTTATGCTCGGTTAATATTTTTTCCGCTGCTGTCCTTATTTCATTGGGGGGCAGAGAAACGATAGCTTCCATATTTTCGTGTGAAATGCGAATATTTCCGCTGATGATGCCTTTTGCCAAATCAGGCGAAACTTCCATAATGGTATCTACCATTTCTGCGTAAATTCCATATTTTCGTACCGTAACATATGAAATGTGGTAGTCAGCACCTATTCTTTGTCTGGTACTGGTTGCAGTTTCATCATACTTTGTACCCCCGATTTGCTGTTTATATTTAGGATTCCTATTTGCAAGTTTTCTCGCTTCCATATGAGAGTGAGCACCAAGAACCCTTTCAAAAATATACCTTTTTCCAATCAAATATTTTTTCATTTCTTCAGGGAGCCATTTGCGATTTGCAAGTTCATATTTGCAAATCCACAAAAGTGCCTCTTCCATATTTTTGGCTTTTATGTGTTCGATGCGGTATGATATATCATTTTTCTTGCAATATTCAAAGGCCTCATGGTCGGTTAAGACATAAAGATTCCAAACTTTAATAGTTCCTTGATAACCTTTTTCATCCAATTCTTTATGTAGGTCTTTTACCTCTTTTGGTGTTAGCGGGTAAATGTAATGCTCCCATTCCGGGTTGGTTTTAAGATAGAGGCTCTCATTGACCATCAATATCAGCCTCCTTGCTAACTCGTAATTCCTCCGCACCTGTCATTGAAAATACAGCTATTGATTTTCCTTGAATCACATCGCCACTTAATCTGTAGGTGCTTTTTACTCTCCATTCGGGACAAACCTCTAATAATTTTTTTACAAAAGAACGACTATAAATTTCGCAACATCGACCATCTTTCAATTTGTTATACGAAACTCTATGTGTGTCTGCAAACTTTTCAGAGCCTCGCATAATTGCGATACTCTTTTCGTTTGGGTTTACCATAAGCAATATGTAATCGGGATTGCCTAAAGCAGACAGAACCCTGGTATGTATGCAAACTCTGAATTTTGAAAAATCCACAAGCAATGAAGCCGGTAATCCTGCTGTCATACATTTTCCCCTCCTTCAGGAATACTTTCTATTGTAAGTTCGGCAGTGGGTGCGTTGTTTTCTTTTTTCTCCTGAACTCCAAAAACGGTATAACCATCAAATATATTAACTTGCAACAGTTTTTGATGCTCTTCAACCGGAAGACCGAACTGATCTTGCCATTCAGCAGGAAAAATTGGTGTGCGTGAGGTTCTGATTTTACCATCATCCTTTACTGTTCGCTGATACATTTCGGTTGCATTTAAGTCGAAGAGGATAAGAAAATCATCTCCGCTTTTTATAATTTTGCCGAGCATCTTATATCTGTAGTTAGGATTCCAACCCATCAAACTTACAAGCTTTGCAAAAAACAAACGGCAAGTAATCTGCTTGGGTTTGCGTTTTCCATTCTTATTGTTGCACCACAAAAATGAGTCTTTATCATCCTCATTACAGGGGCGTACTGCAAGTTTCATTGTTTCGGGATTTACAAGTATCTGCACATACTCAACCTCAGGTAGTTTCTTTATACACGCAGTATTTAAAGAAACCTTGCAGTTATTAAATGTTATAGATGGCTCATACATATGAGCAAAAAACTCGCCACGAACAACTTGGAATCCCTCATATGAAAAATCCGGGTCTTCAATAATCTCAATTCTTGTATCAGATGCTTTTTCTTCATTTAAGGCTAAAGCTACAGGGTCATTAATATATGTATCCATTATTCATTTCCTCCTAAATCTGCTCCGTCTTTGGAAGCTGTGTTTTTAATATCACTAATTATTTGTTGAATATTGTTTGCAATATCGTTCGGTGCCGTAACTTGTAATTCTGGCATGAAAGGTATGCTTTTTGCATCCGCTTTTTCCCATTTTTCCTCGCCATCCATACACATAGGGGTTTCATTTGTTTGGGCGTGCAAATAATAATCACTACCAAAGCTGTCCGCCCAATCATTTGGATATGCTACGACTTTTTCACGAACATCAGGCATTACCGGAGTAACATCGCTATGTTCGGCATCTTGGGTTTCGGCATCAAGCACGGCTTTGGGGATGAAAAGTTCTGTTTCTTTTAAATCGAATATAAGTATAGATTCATCTCCTTTTGTTCTCTTTATACCTCTTATTCGATATCGGTATTCCGGGATCCATTCAAACAAATCATACATGGTTTTTATAAAAGCTGCTCCGCTGATTACTTTCGGAACATAATCACCATCGGGGGTAAGGCGTGACCACTTGAGAGCATTCCTCACAGTTTTATCGCAAGGTCGAACTGCAAGTAAATGTTGAACCGGATTGACAAGGATTTCTACATACATTTTTTTGTCGAACTTTTTAATACACGATGTAGAAAATGTGACATGGTCGCAGAAAAATGATATGCACATTTTATCTTGGGTATCGAAAAACTGCGACCGAGCAATTTCAAAACCACGCAAATCAAACTCACCTGATTTAGCAGTTACCTGTATTGGTTCATCTTGCGTAGGGGTATCCGGAACAACGCTCGCAGATGCCTCGTAATAATCGTCCCGTGTGAAACCTCCCCATCGGGGATTAATGGATACAAATCCTTTTAATGCACCGCTTGAGATTACTTTTAATTCGGGCAGAATTCCTTTGTTTCCGTATTTAGCATTATTAATTAAGTGCTGCACGGCAATAAAATCGTCACGAGAAACGATGCCCTCGTGTTGCTCTCTCCATAGATGCTGCGTCTTATTTCCTCTGTTTTTGACAGATTTATGATTTAGATAATTAGGTGTATATGTTTTTCTTGTTAAAACATCGCCACAATGTCTTTCATTGCGGAGAATTCCAAGAACAGTTCCTGACGCCCATTCACTTTTTCCTTTTGGGGTTAATATTTCAAGTTTAGTTAGTGTATCAGCTATCTGCTGACTCGTATAACCATAAAGATACATAAAGAAAATTAATCGTACAACGGGTGCCTCTTCCTCACAAATTATCAATTTGCCTTCTTCGTTATGGCGGTAACCATAAAGTTCGGGGGTCAACAAAATACCATGGCTAAATCGCATCTCTAATGAGGAGTTCATTATGCGGCTCTTTGCATGAGACTCCTCCTGTGCCATAGCCGCTTGAAACGAGAGCGTCATTTCGGTGTCTTCTTTTAAAGTAAATATGTGCTCCGTCTCAAAGAAAACGCCAACCGGGTCTCTCATCTCGGACAGCTCTCTTACAATTCTAATGCAATCAACGATATTTCTCGCGAAACGGGACACGCTCTTTGTAATTATCAAATCGATTTTTCCAGCTTTGCAGTCATCAATCATCTGATTAAAAGCCTCTCGATGCATCAAAGAAGTACCTGAAATACCTTCATCGGCATAGATGTCTACCAAGGCCCAGTTATCGTGCTTGTCAACCATGTCTTCATAGTAATTCTTTTGAATTTCAAATGAGGTGGTTTGTTGGATATTATCTGTCGAAACACGAACATATACTGCCACTCGTTTAAATTTTTCATCATAAAAATCGGGAGCAGCTTCAGCCGGAATTACTTCCATATTGGATGTGTCCATGCCCCTATATCTCTGCCTGATTTTTTCTTTCTGCTCGGCTTTGAGCAGCCGTTTTGAACTGTTTAACATTTAAGTCACTCCGTTTTACTTTTATGTATCAAAGTGTACATTAGTTAAGAAGAAAAGAAAAATAACCACAGGTACATTCCTATACCTATGGTTATTAAACAAAATACATTTATTAAGTTTTATTCTGATTTTGCCGTCCTGATTGCTTCTCGCATTTCCTTTGCCATTTTCAAAATGCTAATTACTTCTGCGGGACTGCAATCAGAAATTATTTCTTCAAATTCAGTGTTCAACATATCTTTTACAGCGGGGGTCTTGATGAGAAGCAATTCATCAGAAGAAATATCAAGGGCTTCAACTATTTTCATAAATATTTCAACCCCAAAACTTGTGCGCCCGTTTTCAATACTACTTAAATGTGAAATAGAGATGTCAACCTTTTCAGCAAGTTCAAATTGACTCATTTTTTTGGACTTACGGGCGTCATGTATTCGTTTGCCTAATGTTTTCCTATCAGTTACCATAATATTACCACCTAAAAAACTATCACTATACAAGATTATATCGTGTATAGTCGACAAAAAGAATAAACTATACTGGATATCTTCCACTATCGTAGTTATAATGCATCATAATTTTACGATAGGAGGTGAAAAAAGTATGGTTTTGAACCACAAAATGATAGGTGTACGGGTAAAGGAGGTTCGTATTTTGAAGCAATTGTCTCAAGCGGACTTGGCTGAATTTACAGACCTTTCCGTTTCGTACATAAGTCATATTGAAACGGGTCTCAAGAAAGCAAGTCTCGAAAGTTTGGTTCGCATTTCAAATGTTCTCGGCATTACTGTTGACCAACTTCTTTATGGCAACCAGGTTAGTGACAAAAAGCAATACTGTAATGAGCTGACCGAACTTGTCAAGGATTGCAACACCTGTGAAAAACGTATTATTTATGATGTTGCACTCGCTGTAAAAGAGAGCTTGCGCGGTAATGAATGGATGAAGACAAATCAAGAGCCGACTTCGTTTTATTACTAATGTGCTTATGCACAAAAAAGAGGCTCCGAGATAATACTTGGAGTCTCTTTGAAATCATATCTGATATGAAAACGCCAAAATTATTGACCATATTTTTCGGCAAAGGTACAATCGTTGTAATTAAAGATTTATCTTTAAGGAGTGTTCAAAATGAAAGTAAGTTATAAAAAGCTATGGAAACTACTGATTGATAAAGAAATGAAAAAAGGAGATCTGGCAAAAGCCGCTGGCATTAGTAATTTTTCATTAACCAAAATGGGTAAAGGCGGAAACATGCGAACCGATGTATTAGAAAAAATATGCCTGGTACTCAATTGTAAGCTTGGGGACATTATGGAAATAATTCCTGATACTGAAAACACAAAGTAGAAAGAGAGGAAAAATAATGATTTATTATACAGGTGATATTCACGGGAATGTACTCCCAATACAAAATTTCATACGCAGATTTAATTTAACCGAAAAAGATACCATTGTAATACTTGGTGATGTTGGTCTTAATTATTATGGAAACACGCTCGGAGAGAGAAGGAACAAATATCGGCTTAATTATATGGGGGTAAATATTTTCTGTATTCACGGCAATCACGAAATGCGCCCAGAAACCATATCAACTTATAAAGAAAGTATATGGAATGGTGGCGTAGTATATACAGAAGAGCAATACCCCTACATAAAATTTGCTAAAGATGGTGAAATATACGACCTTGACGGTTGTTCAACTCTTGTTATCGGAGGAGCCTATTCGGTAGATAAACCTTATCGGCTAAAACATGGTTTATCTTGGTTTCCAGACGAACAGCCTTCAGAAGAAACAAAGGCCCGCGTAGAAACAAAACTTGAAAGTATTGATTGGAAAATTGACCAGGTCTTAAGCCATACATGTCCTTTGAAGTACGAACCCAAGGAAGCCTTTCTTCCCGGATTGAATCAAGAATTGATTGATAAAAGCACTGAAACTTGGCTCGACTTTATTGAGGACAAACTTGAATATAAAAAGTGGTTTTGCGGTCATTGGCATATAGACAAAAAAATTGATAATATGGTCTTTTTATTTAAAGGCTTTGTGGGAGGGATGGAATGAAAGAACAGTATTACGCATTAACCTTGGATGACTACGCACTTCCTGGTATCGCAAGTGGTGATAAACAATACTTCGGAACATTAGGTGAAATCGCATCATTAATTAATTCATTGAAGGCTGATGAAAAACTATCAAAAGACCATGGCTGTTTAATTGATGCCTTTGATAAATTTTGTTCTGGCGATACGGAAGTAACACATTATGTTGCATACAATCAGCATAGGCTTTTGCAACCGGTAAATCTCATAGCTACATTTGAACACGAAATGAGAGATTATACTTGGGAGCATAAAAATATTTATGGCTTTCCTTATTATATGCGTTTCAAATCAGCTAAAGTAAAACATTACTGGTTTCAAGCAGAGAATAACTACTTCCGTTGCTTAAGCACCGATGTTGTTGGTTTGCAATATAAAAACACACGTGGAGAATGGCTGAATCGTGACGATGATTATTGGGGGTTCCCAAACATTATCATTAATGAGCCACCACACACACGTACCCAACTTGCAGTTCAAGAAAAAGTATTCAGATCAATTGACGAATTGCAAAATGACGATGAAAATTTTGAACCCGGAATCGATATTAACTTTACAGAATTTTGTAACGATATTTTCGGTGATGGTTGAGAAGGTAAAAAACATGAATATTAAGACAGAAAATTATCCATTAGTACGCTATTTGGACAACACGATTTATAACACAGTTCGCAATGGCACAGAACTTGAACTTTGCTTTACAGACCTTTCTGAAAAAGAGCAAAATGCAATTTTAGATGGTGCCTCTCGTGAGGAACTCATTAAACTGTGCAAAACTCTTGCTACTGATTTTCGTAATGTTGCAGAAGTTGAGGATTTAAGTAATCATCCTGAAGCTACTGAAGGTATGAAGCGTTTCGGCTTTGTGATTAAAATCCCGTGTAAAAGAAAGCAGGTTAAGAAATGAATATTGTGATAATCTCTGCAATGTCAGATGAGGGTAAAGATTTAGATTGTGAAGGTAGCCCATATGAAGGATTTACCGGTTTGTATGCGAATGTTGATGATATAGTAATTGGTGAAATACTCAAATTTCGACACATACTCTATAAATATAGCTTGTTCGTAAATGTTGTAGTAAACGAGCATAGTCTTGATGAAACAACGGGTATACACACCATAAAAACGAATGACGGCACAATCGTTTTCGAGGAGCTCGATTACGGAAAAAAGAAAACAAAGAAAAAAATCAATTCAACTTTATATATGGGGGCAAGGTTGGGTAGGCATAGTTTTGACCCTACAGCCCAACCGAACCGTTATTTGTTGTCGCAAGGCAAATACCCAACGAAGATATATGCTTCTGATTTACCACCTTGGTATGTGTTTGGATATTTGTATAAAAGACACGGCTATATTTCTGCAAAAGGGGTAAAGCATTTATGGTATAAACCTAATTACCTCATCGACAACCATTATCTTAAATACGATTACCTTTTTGTTTCTTACGATGAGCCGATTATTCCAGTGAAATCAGACAACAATTTTTCCTGGTTTGAAGGCTATGAGCATTGTTTGTCAGGTGGAATAATTGTAGATTTTATTGAGGCTGTTGAAAAATATAGTGACTACGATGTAACCGAAATAAAAAAAGAACTCGAAAGAAAAAAGGAATGGTATTACCGACAACGAGAAGAATGAAATGTATGGAACCCCTAATAATTGAAAGGAGAATAAAGTGGTTTATGTAATGTCAGATATTCACGGCAATGAAGCCCGTTTCCGTGATATGTTAAAGCAAATAAAATTCAGCGAAAAGGACACTTTATATATTTTAGGCGATGTGGTTGACCGAGGCGATGGCGGTATAAGAATACTGCGATACATAATGAAAACTCCAAATATAAAAATGCTGCTCGGCAATCACGAGCTTATGATGTTAAATGTTTTGTACTATCCAATTGATGATGTGGATAAATTTTCAAAAAATTTCAAATCATTTGCCCGGTTGAACAATTGGTATAGCAATGGCGGAGCAGTTACCCATAACAGCATAAAACATACGAGGAAAGAAGTCCGAAAAGAAATCTTTGAATATCTTGATTCGTTGCCGTTAAATATCGAGGTCACAGTAAATGATAAAAACTATATTCTTGTACACGCAGGTATTACTGATAATTACATCGACAGATTAAGTAAATACGACAGCGTCAAACAATATGCCGTTTGGACTCGCGATTCGGAAACGGCATCTGTGCCGGAAGGCAAAACTATGATTTTCGGTCATACCCCTACTTGGCAGTATCAAGATGATGAAATAATGAAAATCTGCAAATGGGATGACCGTATAGGAATAGATTGTGGCTGTGCTTATGGCGACATAGGACGGCTTTCTTGCTTGCGCCTTGATGATATGGAGGAATTTTACTCTGGTGTTTAAATCTGTTCTAAAACCATTGAGGAAATCCTCAAACAAAGCAAATAGTTTTTTACAGATACTGAACTAAAAATGGAGGTTGCAGAGAAATATGGATATCAAAGACGAAAGCCAAATTCCTGAACCCAGGGGTTTGGATAGGCTTTACAGCGAAGTTGAAAGAAATGGAAAAACCGTTGAGAGGTGCTTTTCGGACTTGAGCCGAGAAGAACAGAAAAAATACCTCGATGTATTGAACAACGAGGAATTAAAAAATGTGTGTTATGAGTTGTCAAACACTATACGAATTATAGCGGAATTTTTCCGGTTTTCGTGTTTCTACGATGAAGCATAAATATTTTATGAAAAGTTTTGTTACTTTTTCTTGTTTCCGACACTTATATTACGAAGGGTGAATGAAAATGGATGAGAACATAAGATTTGAGAGGAACAAGGATGGTTCTTTTCAGCTAATTGTGTCAATGCCCGAAGAAGAATACTTGCAGCTTAATCAAATTCTTGTTGAACAAAACATTTCATTTCAAGAACTAATTAATGGGTTGTTCAAGGAGATAATTAGAACGGGAAGAATACCCTTCACTTACTAAAACCTAATTATGGCGAAAAAGCCACAATTAACCATAACGAGATGGAAGGATGAAAGCAATGAATAGATGCAAATTAGATGAGTTAATTTCATACAGCCCCTCTTTGTGTGGCATAGATTCAATTGAAGAACGGCAGAAAATGATTGAAACGGGAGAAACAATTCTTAATGCTTTATTGTTGCAACAAATGGCCCCAGAACAGTTATCTGCTGATGAGTTAAAAGCCATAAAGAAAATGAAAAAGAGATTACCTGAATGGCAGAAAGATTTAGTTGCTGAAATCTATTTAGCAAAATATCTTGATATGTATTTTACACCTCCTGAATATACTTTGGAAGAAATCAAGAATCTTTATGCCACGGGTTTGTACTTCACAAAAGCTGAAATAATGGAGATAATCCATTGGGAATTTGCGAAGCCGGAGGAAGAGTGTAATTTCGAAGTAGTAAACTTTCTGTTTGATTGCATTGAAAAAAATCTGTTTCTAAACTCTGTGGCAGATGCAGATGAGTCATTGCTTGGGTGAAACAGATGAAAGAAAAACCTATGATTTCAAAAGACACTTTTTGTAAAGCTTTGGAATTGATACGGGAACAAGAATCAACCGATATTGATTTCAGTAAGGCGCTACAGAAAGTCGGAGACGGGTGCTTTGTATTCGGTGTGAAAAACAAATACCAGGAGGCTCTGCTGCTCGTATTGGCTGAAGCGATGAACGACAAGTACGAGTACATTTCCTGGTGGCTTTACGATGCAACTGATAACTATGAGGTGTCTATTCCTAATGGGGATAAGAAATGGTGTTTGAAAGAGCCTGGGGCACTGTATGATTTCATCGCAAATGAGTGCGATTGAACCATTGAAACCCTCTGAAACCAATTTGCAACCCCCTAAATAAAAATTGAAACCCCTAAAATAGGGGGTTGCAAAATTTCAAACTTTGTATTAAAATATGCGTGGAACTACA